AATACAGAAATCGCACCAGCTGTTGCATTTACTTCATATGCACTCTTAGTTGCATAAGTGTATGTGCCGCCTACTGATAATGACTGTGTAAGATTTAACGCTGAACTAAGTGCATATGACTTAGCTTTTGTATCTGTGTTATAGTCAATTGCTGCTGTTGCACCGATTGCACCAAGCGTAAGATCGTATGCAACTTGTACATTATCCAAATCTGTTACGTCAGTGGTTAACCCGTCGAATCCAGCCATTGCTGAAAGACTGCCTGCTTTAACCATCAATGATTCATTGAGTGTTGGATTAGCTAGTGTTGTAGAACCTACTGCTTCTAACCCTGCACTAGGAAACAAGTCGCCTTGCTTACCAAGTGAAATTGTTGCTCCGGCAACTGTAGTACCTACGTTCCAATCACCTAATGTAATTGTTCCGTCTGTTACTTTAAGATCAAATCCGCCAAACGCTGGCCCATTGCTCTCAAGATCAAGATTAAGTGTTGTCTTGCCGACATACTTATTTGATGCATTTTTTGTAACGTCAAAGTCTACTGATACACTTACTGGTGAAGTGGCTACAGGAGCTGGCGTAACTGTTGTTGTATCTGCTGATGCAACTGATGTTGCCATCAACATTGCTAAAACGCTTATTGTTGTTTTCATAGTGTTTCCTTTTAAAAGTCTAACTTCATAGTTAGAGATAAACCAGTTAAGTTAACTGGATTTTAGTGTTTATTATACTATTATATGTGGATCTTGTCAACCTATTTAGCTGACTTTTTTTTAATCTTAAAAAAACAGGCTCCAAAGAGCCTGTTTTTAAGTATATCTTCTTTAAATAAAATTTATTTAAATGATAGGTTACCTGCATTAACGTCAATTTTCGCTAAGTAGTCAGCTGCGTTACCAAGAGATGAAGCCTGGTTGTTAAGCTCTACATAACCATAACGTGTCATGAATGACACTGTAGGTTCGAAAGTTGCCGGATCAAGTACAGTACCAGATGACATCAACGGGATGTATGGGCAATAGAAAGCTGCGGCATCAATTTCGCCTTCGCCTTTATAACCAACTAATACTGGTGTTGCGTCTGAAGCATACTGGTCAACAAATACACGTACTGTGTTATTTAAAGTACCAACGAATTTAGTGTTAGTTGGAGCTTCAAATGGACCTTCAGTTGTTCTTGCGAACGCTGAAGTTGTTGCAGATTGTAGTACAGTTAACATAGTTGGTGAAACAACTACGTAGTTACCTGCGCCTCTACGTGTACGTGCTGCAATTAAGTTTGCAGAACGGTTGATCAAGATCGCTAACGCCGCGTGTTGGTCACCTACGAAAGTAGCTGTACCTGTTACTGCGCTTTGATCGTATGTGTCAGTAGCAGTACCTGCTAATGAACGCAATGAAGTTAATACTTCTTGATCGATTTCAGCAGTAATCTCTTGTGCAAGTGCTTGCATGATTTCTGCTTCAACATCTAGACCGTGCATTGAATTAGCATCTTGTGCTGCTTCAAAAGTCCAACGTGCTGATAATTTACGTGTCTTAGCTTCAACTGTTTGCTTAAGAACCTGGATAGACATTTTTCTGCCTGCCGCTGCTTCTAAAGAACTTGTTGCTGCTGGTCCACCAGTTGCCGCATCGCCTGAATAACCTTTTGCAATTGCAAATGGGCTAAGAGCTTCGTCGCCAGCTGCAACACCTGATGCTGCTTCTGAATAACGAATACGTAATGTGTGGATTTGGCCTACTGGGCCAGTCATTGGTTGAACACCAACTAATTCATTCGCAATAACTGTCGGCATAACACGACGAATTACTGGAAGAATTACTTTGTTTAATGTTGCGATGTTACCTGACATTGTTGTGCCGGCTGCTGCTGATTCTGAAAGATAGTTCTTAGTATTCTCAAGAACTGATTCCATTACAACCTTTTTATTGCCGTCCAATCCGTCAGTTAAAGCGTCTTTTGTTACGCTCCAATTTTCAAATAAGTTTTGTGACATGGTATACTCCTTTAATTGATACCTGCTAATTTTTTAAGGTTAATAATTTCAGCTTCATTGCTAGTTTCCTGCACTGTTGCTTGTTTATTACCTGTGACCTCAGTCTTCTGAGTCTCATTTAGCTGTGTTGTGTTTGCTTTTGCTGTAGTTATTGTCTCGTTTAACACTGTTGGCAAGTACTTATTAAATGCTGCTTTCAGTTTTGGTGTATTAACCGATTCAAGTAAGTTTGACATTAGCTTACGTTTGTCTTTTGACAAAGGTGCTAGTAAGTCAGCCATAGCTGATTCACGTGCGCGGCTTTCGTTAATCTTAGCAACTTCTTTAGTCGCTACTACTACCTGTGCCTCTTTATCGTTGATCTCTTTTTGTGATTCCTCTAACTGAGTCTTCACTTCTAAAAGTTCTGATGAAAGTTTAGAAATATGCGTACCTTCTGCAAGGTGTGATCCCATAAATTCTGCTGCAAATGTTTCGAATATTTTGCGGCCGAACATGTTCTCTTTAGCGGATTTTATATCCTCTTTAAGCATACCTAGTTCCGTTTTAATTGTAGATTCTACAATTGAAGCTAGTTTGCCTGAAGATTTATCAATAAAGTCTGCTTTTGCTTTAGCAATCATATTTTTACCTTCTGCCACCAATTTGACCTTTTGTTCAATAAGGTCTTTCTTATCATGGTGGAATTCGTTAAGTTCTGAAGTAAGTTGTTCCATTACGAAATCTTCTAACTGCTCGAAGTTACCTTCTTGTAGTTTTCTGTCTTCTCGTAATTCCGTAACCTCTTTTTTTAATGTTTCCATTACAAAACCATCAAGTAATTCAGCATGTTCTGAAATTTTACGTTTGTACTCTACCTGAGCTTTAACTGCTGCTTGTTTGTCTGCTTGGAATTCTACCAATTCGCCTTTGATTGTTTCTGATAACATAGCATCTAGTGCGGACACCATTTGCTCTTTATCTGTTTCATAGCGATTTGCGAATTCTTCGCGCAATTCAGTTGTAATCTCTTCACGAGTTTCGTCTAATTTTTCATTCCACGCTTCGGAAAGTGTTGAACGCACTTCCTCACTTAGGACTTCTGAACTTAGGAGTTGTTCTATTGCATGAGCCATATTATTTTCTCCTAATATCTAGTGATTCAATGAACTTCAATACCTCTTCCTGGAGGTATCTTTGTGCTGTAGCATCGTTGTTATTTGCGGCGGCAACGTCGAGTAAAATATTCCCTCTTTTGCCATTCATAATTTGTTCGTAAAGTGGATCCGGGTACGCATCTGGTGCGCTCGGGTTTGCAACTATATCGACCGTTTGGATCTCAAAGTCACTTACATTTCCACTCTCGGTTACATTACCACTACCGCGTGATGATACACCAAGTTTAACGCCATTTTCCAATAGTGTAATACATATTTGTCCCATTGGAGTTGGCAACAATTTTAGTCTTCCATAACCATCACTACCTTGCATCCACATACGTTCAATCATATGTGAAACTCGGTCCAAATTAACTTGTAAGTCATCTGGGTGGTCAGCTTCGCCTAATACTGTATAACCGTCGTCAATCTTACCTTGAACTGAATTAACAGCTCTAGTGATCTCATTGACGGGGTAAACACGTTGGTTCTGGTTCTGTTTTGCACCTTGTACAAAGATTCCTTCCATATACAAGCTCTTGCCGCCCTTACCGTTATCCACGGCTTCGGTGACCATTTTCGCTTGATCAAATGTTAGGTGTTCTTTAAGTGTAAACATTACTCAGCTTTACCTTTTTTCTCTGCGCCATGTCCTGCTGCATTAGGGGATAGCTTTGCGCCGTCTCCAGGATGTGCAACACCCATGTCTTTAGCAGAATTGTCTGATAAACCTTTTGATGAACCTTTGCTGTCTTTTGTCATATCAACGGTTTTGCCGCCCATATCATTTTTACCTGCAACTGGTGATGCTTTACCATCATCGCCGCCTGTGTTAGCTGGTGCGCTAACTGCTTTAAGTTCAGCTGCTTCATCTAATTCTGTTTCGCCTTCTTCGCTTTTATCTGCTTCTTCAGTAAACGCTTCTTCTACTTCAGGTTCCATGTCCATGTCCATTGCTGGCATTTCCATTTCGTCTTCAGCTTCTTCGTCGCCCATGATTTTAGCAAATTCTGCTTTAAGGTCATCTAGTGCGTCTTCAACGCTAACTAGCTTGTCTTCAATATCACCGTGCTCTTCTTCATGTTCGTCTGTTTCGCCGTCCATGTCAAAGTCTGGTGCCATTTCTTCATCTCCGCCTAGCTCTTCAGCAGCTTCTAAGTCGTCCATTTGGTCGTCTTCAGCTTCACCGAAAGCTTCTTCAGCTTCGATTTCTTCTTCGTCTGTTTCGATGTCATCAAGGAAATCATCAGCTTCTTCATTGCCGATAGCTTCTTCAATTTCTTCTTCTGCTACGCCATCTTCAACGATTTCATCTGCTTCGACGATATCATTCCAGATTTCACGTGCTTTTTCAACGAAAGCCTCATGTAATAGATCTGAAGCTGATGCTTCGTCTCCGTTCACTAAGCTCTCAATGATCTTTGTATAACGATCTCGAGTACTCATTGTATATTTCTCCTTTAATTCAACCGATTTTATATTATAGGTTATAACATATATATTTAAGAAGTCTTGGTGTAGACCAACATATAATACATAAAAAACCGCACTTTTGGTACGGCCTGTTACGTATTTACCTTTTAGTGTCTAACTAGTGCTAGTTATTCGACACCATCACTTGCAGTTCCGTAAATGTTCTTAAAGTCTTTTACTCTCTCTGCATGTTCTGTTTTAGCAAGCTCTTTCATGTTTCTTAGCTTGTGTAGATGCTTTAACGTAAGTTTTGGTCTACGTGTATCGTCGACATCCCACTTATTATAGTTATCATCTTCTGCATTCTGTGCTACATCATTAAATCTCATCGGATTCTCCTTCTGTGCCTTCGTCGCCGCTTATAGGTGATTCACCGTCGGTTATGTCCATTCCATCGCCTTCTAGATTTTCAGCATCAACATCGGTTGGTTCGAATGTATCGATATCTGTATTTCTAATACCCATTCCGCCTAAGTCAGTCTGTGAATCATTAGTAAACGATTCGTCGCTGTTTTCTTCTTTCCACATACGCTCATTGTTAATAAGCTCATCTTCAGTAAGTCCGAGGTACTTGCTCATAATAAATCTCTTAGATAGATATGGTGTTGCCTCAACATTAGCAAATAGACTTGCACGTGCTGTGTCAAGTTCAAGCTCTCTATATTGACTAAAGCTCTGTGGTTCAATAAAGTTTAATTCAAATAAACTACTTGAAACTTCAATTCCTCTGTTCTTTAAGAACATTTTAAACTCTTTATCAATGGGTGGAAGTATTGTATTTTGTAAGCGTTCACAGTATTTGCTGAACCTAAATTCTTGTATCATTGCTGTGCCAACTCGTCCGTCTGTGTATGATGCTGATCCGTCCTCAGCTCCTGTTGGCAGATAACTACTAGGAATACGCAATCCACGCATAAGTTTATTATTGAAATATTTCAAGTCATCAATTTCACCTAAGTTTTCACCACCTGGTAGAACTTCAACTTTTGATCCTCGTCCTTCAGCAGTTTGTGCGAAGAAGTAATCTTCCATGATTGACAGCGGGTTATATGCTGCATCCATAACTTTTGTACCACCGCCGCTCATATTTGGAATACGTGTTTGGTGTACTTCGTTCTTTGTACGCTCAACAAAACTCATAGCTTTATGCGGTGGTAAGTTACCAACGTCAACATAAAATACTCTACGTTCTGGAGCTCTTTGTACACGATAGATAATAATACTATCTTCTAATAATTCTTTTTGTTTGTAAACTTTAAATACACTATCAAGTATACTGTTACCAAACGGCCATGCATTTGTTAATCCATCGCTAAGTGCAATGTGTAAAACACTTGCTGAATCTACTGCAAACTCTGCCATTGCAGAACCTGGAGCACCTGTTTGGATTACACCTGCATTACTTTTATGAGATGTTAATACTGTTGAACTTGCCGAAACATCTTGTGTTTGTTTTGTGTCCACTGCAACTAAATCATGTAAGTTAAGGCTAATATTTTTAATAAGGTATTGCTCTACTTCTTTACCTTTACTTTCGTTAATAATAACTTTTGAAACATCTTGTACATTTACCCAAAACAATTTATATGTTTCTGGATCTCTGATAAAGAACTGATCACCATACTTAATACAACTACGAAACAGTCCATGTATTCTTCTATCAAAGTCATTAATGTTACACCACTGCTTGAGTGCTGTTTCTAATGCGTTAACTTCAGATTCAGTTGCTTCTTCTTTGTAGTTAATTCTAAATGGGAGTCTTGTATCTAAATCAATTTGTGTGCTAAACTCAGCAATAGTATCTAGTGCTGAATTAATTTCACTATCCTGATCCATAATATCATATTGAGTGTAACGCTCAACACGATTTGGCTGTCCGCTGTATACTTCAGGAAGCCAACTGGCCCATCTGTTTGTTTTTGATGAAACCGTGCCTGCGCCTGGTTCATATTTTGTAAAGTGTTTTTTCCAACTCATGTTATTTAGGTACCTTTATTATAAGTGTATTTATCTAGAGTTCATTATGTTAGTAACAGTTTTCGATTTTTCGCCGATATTGTAGCGTTTTACTATACTTTGTAATATTTTAACTGTTTCAATTGCTGATCTCTTGGATGCAGCAAGTTCAGATAAATCTTGACTATTGTTCATTGTAACAGATTGTTCAATATTTGTCAACCTATTTTGAATGTTTTTAATGTTAGTTTGTACTTGAGACATATCGTTTGATGGACCTACTATTGGTGCATGTCGTTCTATACCTTGACTGACTGCTTCGTCTATTATTTTCCTTTGATTATTAACTGCAACTTTTGCATTCATTGATTCATTTAAATCTCTCGTAGTGTTACTTGCACGGATCTGATCAAACGCTTCCTTGATGCTCGCTCGCATACTTTCTATTCTTTGTATATTCATATCACGGTCATTCTGGTCTTCTTCTGATAACCGCTCAAACACTTCAGCATAGTTCCCTTGTAAATCTTTCATTGTGTTTACAAACGATACTTGTTCTTCAGCTGTGAATTTGCTTGTACGTTGTTCCACTCCTTCTAAATTAGCATTTACAGCTCCTAGCGCCTTTGCCTGTGCCGTAATATGCTTAACAAAGTCAGCTGGAGTCATTGCTTCTGTTAAGTTATCATCTTCATTTGGCTGAGCAGCGGACTTTTTAGTGTTGGCATACTCTTTCCTTTGCTTTGCACCTGGCAATAGAGCGTCTTTTGCATCACGCATCCTTTCAATTGCATCATTTAAATCTGTATTATTAACAATATTACCAGACGTGTCGGGGATAAACAATTCTGCTGTTTTCATTCCTAATTGGTCGCCAACTATATAAGGTTGGTCTTTAACAACTGGTCCACCGTCTTTCCTGTGTATTCCTGGGTCATGCTGTGCTATTATTTCACCATCTGCATCTTCTACTTGCACTCCTTCATTGTGTGAAGAGCCTGCTACAGTTTCTTCGTTAATGTCTGTGTCATTTCTAAGAAGTCTGTGATCTGCTTTTTCAAATTTTCCATAATTTGATGTTACTTGCCCGGCGTTTTTACCTGGTGTGTCCTGTCCGTCGACATTGTGACCTTGGTAGAGACCAGCTGCCTCTACTGCCCTTCCAAAACTTGTATTCTCGTTCATTACATCCGCTTGTTTTTTAACTAGCTTACCGTCTTGCATTATTGCAAAATTAATAGCTGCTCCGGAATTAGCATAATTGTCTGGATCGTCTGGATCTACTTTTGTAGTTTTACCGCCAAATATAGCAAGTCTTGTTTTAGTGCCTTTCATTTCATCATTGTAGGTAGCAATTAATGTCATTGCTTTTTCTCTAAATCCTGGAAGTAATGAATTTAAATATTCAACTGCGACTTCTACATCGTGTACTTGTTCGATGCCTAGTGTCTCAAACATTTCCTTGGTAACCATACCTTCATTGGCTCTCATTGCCAAAATTGCTTTACCTGCTGTTGAAGTATCTTCAATAACATTTACCTCACCTTCTTCTCCGGCAACCGCAGGCGTCATTATTTCATTATTGCTTACATCAGGCATTACACCTGC